CAAGGTCATCTCTCATATGCCTGCGGATGGTGGATATGATATCCAGCATCTCGTCCTGCCAGATCATCTCGGTGGCATTGTCCTGGTCTTGAGAGCGAGGGCATGCGACAGTCACGCCGACGCGGAACGAATCGGTCTTGACATCTACGGAATCAATCTTGGAAGAGACTGTGGAGTACTCAACGAAGAGATATATACCTTTGATGTTGTCGATCCTTTTCTGGACGCTTTCCCTGCTGATTGAAAAAATGAAGTCCTTGATGCGCGGATCCTGGCGGTCTGCAGGCTGTTGCCCTGCCTGCTCGAGCAGCTGCTGGTGTATGTATCCGGATGGGAGTCTGAATGCCGCTTCCAGAGCCTCCGGAGTGAGGAACTGTGCGAAATACAGGAATATGTCAGATAGAATGCTCATAATCGTCAATTTCTGTCACGTGCGGGAGCACCTCCGACACGGGAATGTTCAACTTGTCTGCAATTTGTCCGGGCTTGAGTCCGGCTGCCGCCAGCTGCCTGATACTTTCGATGCTCATCTGCACCAGGGCGGCGAGATAGGTGAAAACGTCAAGATCTTGAATTTCCTTCAATGTTCCATAGCCGGATTTCGACAGCGCAAAGATGGAACTTGAGAGACCCAACGGTGACTCTCCTCCCTTGCGTCTGGAAGATCTACAGAAGAGGATGGAATACTGCGGAAGCTTCTGGATCCAGTCAAGGATACCGCGGAAGTTGTAGTATATGGCCACCATCTCCTTTCTTGAGAGACCCTCTGACGTTCCGTTCAGAGATTTGCATAGCTTCGTCAGCGCTTCATCGGCGCGGGTCTGCGAATACAGCTCCATCAGCGACAGTGCATCGACATACTGTTCCGCCTTCAGGCTGCATTCCACAAGCCCGGCAGGGGATACCTCAAAGCTGTACCCTCCCATCAGGTTGCGGGAAAGGGATATCCGGATGTAGGCGGTCATCGTGCCGTCATCGTTGTCCTGAAGCATGTATGGGAAATCCAGCAGCTCGGAAATCCTGAATATGTTCTCATACAGACTGTCGGCCTTCTTTCCCTGTACCCTTATGCTTTCCGGATCCGCGCCCAGAAGTGCGAAGACGATCAGGACCTTGAACTGCCCGAAAGTGATGAGGCCCTTTTCGAAGTCCTCCATGTGGCTGCACAGGCTGATGAACCTCTCCCGATGGTCGGTCGTGAAATCCGACCATCGGGAAGGTACCTCATGCCGGTTCTTGAGCTTGACTGTTATCATAGCATTGTGAAGTGCTTCTCGGATTCCTTGTTGTGGTTCTGCTGGAGACCTGCCCTGTTCTGGGCCCGGAGCAGCTGGTCGATCATGGCCTCGATGTCTTCGGCCTCGCTGTTGAACTGGTTCGCCAGGATCTTGCGGTCCTGGATGTCCGCGCCGGAGGTGAACTCGTGGTTGAAGTCATAGCGGATACATTTCGGCCATTCGGTTACGTCGAAGGTCATCACGACCTTGGCCATGGTACGGTAGCAGAGAGCGCTCTTGGCCAGTTCCATCATCTGGCTGTTGTCCTGATCAACATTCTTCTTCAACTTGCCCCAGATGCTTTTCAGGATATACTGAACACGGCTGAAGAAGTATGCGCTGCGGTCAATCTGGAAATACTTGTCAAACTCGGATGCGCTGCTGACCGGAAGATCCTGCCTGTCCTTATAGATGGCCGACTCCTCGAACTTTCCTGTTCCAGGATTCACGTCAAGCCACTCCAGAAGGGCGTCAAGAGCTGACCAGTAGATGTCGAGGTGGTTGCGCTTGAGCTCTTCGTGCTGGTACTTGTAGAGCGCCGCTTCTGTTCCTGCCTTGGTGACGGTCAGGAAGATCTGATACCTGTATAGCGTTCCGGCAGCTACAGCTGTCTTCAGAAGGTCAAGTCCTTCCTCCGAAGCGCCTTCCCGGAGCGCGATATATACTTCATGGGTGATGAGCTTGAAGATATCCATCGTCACCATCCTGATGTGAGGCTCAAGCTGTGCAAGTTCCGTGTCGGCACCTATTCCGGGCGCGTACTGCCTGAATTCCGCAAGATCCTTGAATATGTCTGTCGTTTTCATAACTCGGATTGGTTTGAAAGTCTGTCTGATGGCGATATCTCCTCCTGGCGCTGCACGTTCGGACGGTAGAAGCCTATTCTTATGCCCTGTGCATATTCCTGAGGGAAGTTCAGGCGGATTGCGTAGTTCAGATCCGCACAGACCACTGATTCAGGGATGCTCTGCTGTGTGAGATATACCATGTAGTTGTAATACGTGTCGGCTCCTGACTTGGAGATGACCCCGTCCGATGAGATGTTGCTGATGCTGCTGTCGATGCCCTTTGCGGAAAGAAGCACCATGTCTGCACGCTTGTCATACGAGATGAGCGCCTCGATGTACTCCTTGTATTTCTGCGGGATCTCCTCGATCTTCCATGACTCAAGGTCGCCGTTGTCGTTGTAGAAAGACCTTGATGTGTAGATCTTGCCCTGGTTCTTGCCTCTCCCGGAGAGGAAGTTCGCGAGGTTGCTGATCTCCAGCTGGACGTACTGCGAGAGGATGTCTTCGGTATAGGTGTCACCTATCTCAAGAGTCTTGTCGCCGACCCGGACCTTGTGCATGTCGCTCTCCTTGGCTCCCTGCGCCTTCAGCTGTGCGTTCATGTCGCACAGGTTCTGCAGCATCTCCTCCTTCTGTTTGATCCATGCGTTCGGGATGATGACATGATGCCTGGCAGACAGTGAGTTCTCAAGGAAGCTGTTGATGTATTCCGGTGTTGCGTTACAGCCACGAATCCATTGCATGATTCCCTTGAAGAACTTGTTGGTCGCATAGATCTCCTCGCCATGGTTCGGGTTCTTGCTGTATGATATCGCACAGTGCTTCATCAGCGGCTTGGTGTAGTCAAGTCTTGGATACACCTTGAATTCCGATATGTTTGAGGACTTCTCCCAGTTGCCGACCATTATGTGTGTGAAGTCCCTGTCCTCGACATCCTGGGTTCTGCTGATGTCCTTGGTCGTGGCCATGCGGCATCTGAGCTCGCTGACATGCTCGAGGCCGGCAATCGGTACCGCAAGCCCCCTTAACCCTGCAGCATGGGCGCGGGAGAGGTGGAGCTTGCTGAAGATGCCTTCTGAATAGTAATATGATCTTATGCACTTGTTCAGATATGTCTCGAACGTATCCGGCAGGCCGTTCTCTCTCCAGCTGTCAAGCCAGTTCTGGATCTTCTCGTTCTTGACATACTGGCGTGTGACCTTTCCGTCCTTGTCTATTGTTGAGATGTAGAGCTGCGGTCCGGTACCGAAGAGGATGGCTATCTGCTTTTCAATGAGGGAAGGGAGCAGACGGTTTCCCTTGATGAGAGTCTTGCAGGTGTTGAAGTCCAGGTTGTCCGCTCCGCACGGCCAGACGAAGTACCTGTCCATCCTGCGGGGACTCAAGGTCTCCGAAGCGGCTCCGGATCCAGAAGACTGCGGGCTGGCAGCGGAGGACATGACAGGAGTCTCGCCGATCTGGTAGGTGAAGGCATAACCGTCACCGTGCATGTATCCGAATTTATTCATACCATTTTATCTGTTTTAATTTATTACCGTCTGTACTGAATGACATGAACCTGATCAGCGATCTGTAGCACGCCTTCGGCTGGTTGTCTTCAGTGAGGAACAGGAAGAAGTTCTTGCCGTCGATATCCCACTTCTCATGTGGGAGCGGCTTCCTCATCCTGCAGTTCTCGTATGTCTTCAGGGCGACGTTGCCGGTCGGAGGCTGTCTTCTCGAGAAGGGGAAGAACGATATGCTGAATGTCCCTCCGGCCTTCGTCACGTCCTCCGCACGTTGTAATGCAACGGCACCTTTCATTATGTCCATGGTCGTATCGTTTGTTCAAAGGTAGGCAGTCGTCCGGTGGCTGGAAAGGACGGGCGCCTGTCATATTTCCATCATTCCGAGGGTTGCGATGCAGGTCGAAAAACCAGCGGCGCCGGGCACATCTTCCGCACTTTTCCGTCAAGCTGCTTATATTTTTTGCTCATGTCGCTGGAACCCAAAGGTTTGAGCAAAAGATAAATGACGCAGGGTGTCGCAATCTGCTTACAGATCCGCCAAATTCGCCCCCGCAATCGATGAATTCCTGAGTCCGGGGAAGTACTTTTCGAATAATCCCCACACCAGATATGTCATTGCTGAAGGTATCTGAGGGGTCAATCCCGCCTGCATGTTAAGCGGTACCTTCTTCTCCGGTGTCTTGTCGAGTTCCGGCATGGACGAGCCGGGGACCTTCTTGCAGCAGTACATCGCGCTGACCAGGTACGAGCATTCGTTCGAGTCAATCCTGATGTGCGGGATCCTGTTCTCGTTCTCGGCAAGGAGACGCTTCCAGAGCTTGTAATGCTCCCAGTAGAAGATAGTCCTCTGGCCAAGGTTCTTCAGCTGGACCTTCCAGCCGTATTTCTCAAGTTCGGCCTTCAGCTCCCTCGCGTCGGTCTCGTGCGGACGCTTCTGATTCTTCTTGTTGCCGGCGCGGTCGTAATACAGGTCGATTCGTTTGTTCCTGGCAGCCGGGCCGAAATAGGCGTTGAAATTGGCGGCGAGTTCAGCGATATCGTCGGGTGCGCATACAAAGAATTCCTTCAGGATCCTCAGGGTATTCTCCTTCGGCTTGAACTGTCCGACCACCATGGAGGCGAAGTTGCCCGGGTCATAGCCCAGCAGGATCTTGTCACTTGCGTCGTAATACTTGAGATAGCTGGCATCGACCACCATGGTGTCAGTCAGCACCAGCTTGTCGAGTGCCTCGTATCTGTAACTGTCTTCATAGGTGTGCTTCTCCTCATCCCACAGGTCGAAGAACAGGTTGTCACGGTTGCGGTCGCCGATGGAACAGATGGCGGACAGGAACTCTGACATCTGCAGGGTCTCGAGCTGTGTCTTGAAGAAGTCGAAGCCGAGCACGTCTCGGTTGATGAAGGTGCTGACCCTCTGATAGAGAACAGCCTGTTTCCGGAGTTCGGAAAGAAGCGGAGACCATTTCCTTATGATGGATTCAGAACGCTTAAGATTGGCCCCGTTCTGCAGGTTCAGGCGCGCCTTGTTGATGTGAAGGGAAAGTGATATGATGTCTGCGATGAGCTGCGGATCCATGCGCTTCTCGTACTCCGTGAACCAGTTGGATTCGCCGATGGAGACACGACCCATGTCCGAGACTCCGGTGATGCCCCCGTGCAGGTGGTGCTTGTGCGCCTCGGAACCGGCACCGATGCGGGAGGTTCGGATGGCCGGGATCACTCTTGAGCGCAGCTTCTCCGGATCCGAGTACTTCATCTCCTCGAGGAAGGCATGGACCACGGATAATCCGGCGATGGAATCAGCCCTGTCTATCGCGACAGCGCGAAGCACATGGCCATTGGCGAAGGCTATGGAGCGTTCAGGCTCCAGCACCGGATATCTCGGCTTCTGGAAATGCCTTGGAAGATCCTTCTGGCCGACCACGAAGTCAATGCCTTCGGTCAGCTGTGGACGGGTGGTACCGTCCGGAAGCTTGACGTCTGCACGGTATGCCCCGAGCAGGGAAGGTATGACATTCGTCATCAGGGCGACGAAGGACTTGTGGGATATGATGGACTGCTCTCGTGGCATTCCGTCGGCTACCCTCAGGGTCCTCGGCGCGACGATGCCTGTGGTCTTACCTGTCGCGCGGCCCTCGACGCCCCAGAACTGGTTCGGGTCAACGATGGTGACTAAAATCTGCGCTATGTTCTGGTAGATGTCAACGACATCGACCTCGGGGGTATCACAAGGATTCATCATCTTTGTCCACTGTTACGTATTCGACTGTCTTGATTCTCGCATCCGCAAGGAGACGTTCCTTCTCCGCCTCGGTCGTTTCGAGAGATCCGATCATTTCTGCGAATTTCCTGTCTTCCGCACGTCGTGCTATGTCGGCCAGCTTCTGAGTCTCGTATCCGAGGTCCTCCGGCTTGACGTTGATGTTGATGAGATAGACAGGAGCCTTCCATTGGTATTCCTGCGCTTCCCTCACAGTGGTCCTCAGCTTGTGCGCGAGCTCTGCGGAGCGCATGGCTGTGGCCTCCTTGCCGGATGCAATGGCCAGACGGCTGAGGTCATCGAAATAGTCGGCGTACACCTTATCCCACATAGCTGCAGAAGCCTGGTCATCATGGTAGAAATACTCAAGGCCGTCATAATAGATGCCTCTTGCCTGTGCAATGGTAAGGTCCGGCCATTCGCGGCGGATCTGCAGGATGGCAGCCTTCACTGACAGCCTGTTCGTGTGCATGATCCTGGCGACGGTGTCCAGCTGGAGTATGTATGTCTGGAGAGATTGCGGTATGACGGCCGATTTCCTGGTCTTCATGAATGCCTGGATGTCCTCGATGTCCAGTTTGCTTACCGCAAGAAGCCGGTCCTGTTTCATATTCCGAATAGTTCCTGACGCAGAGCGTCGATTTCACGCTGTTTCTTGACCTCGTAGGCGAGTTTCAGGGCTTTCGGGTCACCGGACATCGCGGAGGTGGTGAGAGAGGCGTCAAGGTCTTCAACAGCCATTTCGTGGGTCTTCCAGTATTCCTTGGCCAAAGGGTGCATCGGGTCGCTGATGTGCATGAGGAAGGTGCGTCGGGACTCTCCGACGAGCCCCATCCTTTCCGCTATCTGGATGGGAAGGAGGCCGAGGACGGCAAAGTCCTTCATCCGGGCCACGAAGTTATCGTCATATGTCGTCATAACTGTATGCATTCCTTGAATATGTCTTTGTACATCTGAAGGCGAGCCTGGTATTTTTCAAGATTCTCTCTGGCACGTTCCTTCTGCTCCTTGGTGGTCTTTCGGCTGTTGATCTGGGAAGAATATCTGGTGATGTTCAGTTCGATGTTCTTTCTTTCGTCGAAATATCTGTCAGGATCCTCCTTCAGAAGAGCCTTGACCCTGCTTCTTTCGTCGGACTGGGCGATGAAGGGGTGCTTGCCAAGGAATCTGCCGGTCCTGTTGAAGCTGCGGAGCTCCGAGAAGCACAGTTCCAGGCGGATGGAAGTGAACACTATCTCTGAAATTGTTTCAGAAGACAGCTCCGGAGCACCTTCGCTTGCTCTTTCAATTTCAGCCAGACGGCCCCAGCAGTTGATGCGGTCCGTGAATATGCTGTCTGCAGTGCGGACCAGAGGATTGTCCATATCCTTCCAGCGGATATCCGGATATTCATCGAATTTCGAGACTTTTTTTTTACTGTCGATGCCGGAGGATCCTGCTTTGGTCGCCTCATCTGTGGGGTGACCACGATGGCGGGGGAGGAGGAGAGCTGCTCTTCCGTATAGAAGTCGAGCAGGTTGTATATCAGGGCCTCCGCAAGGGCCCTGCGGTCAGACATCACCCTGCCTGCAGCTGACGCCCTGTGTGGCTTGAGCATGTTTCTGTATGAGTCTATGTTCTCCACCTTGGCGATACGGCGGGCGATTTCCTGTTTCTGTCTGAATGTGTACATAACTGTCTATGAAAAGGGAGCCGGCACGAGGTCGGCTCCCGGGTTCGAGAAGAGATTCGGGTTACTCAGTAACCTCGCCGAGGTATTCAAGTGGCTGGAAGAAGCTTTCGTTTGAGAAGGTCACGTCAGTTGACGTGTTCTCGCCGTTCTTACGGCCTGAGAATGCAGAGAACACCATAGGGGAGTACGGACGGGTGAGGATGTACTTCTTCTGGGTGAAGCGGTCGATCTCCACGACGTGGACATTACGGCCGACAAAGTTCTCGAGAAGGTTGTCGATCTCTGTCCTGTGTCCTCCGAGCGTTCCTGTCAATGTGTTGGTGACAGCTGTGGTGATGTCACCTGCAGC